AACGTCGATGCCACCACTACAGCAACAGCAAGTAAGGTCGTCGCTCGTGACGGAAGCGGTTACGTTTTTGCAACTTACTACAATTCTACCGGGACATTCTCTACTACTGGCCTTACTTCTGGTATGGCTAGGTTTACGGGAACTAACGGCTCAGATACCTACGGGCGTTCTTATACAGCTCAAGCTGCCGCGACCCTGTTGTCTGGTTCTACAATGAACATTGCGGGTAACGCTACTACGGCAACCACAGCGACAAACCAATCCGGCGGCACCGTTTCTGCAACGACAGGCACTTTTAGCACTTCAGCCACCATTGACGGTATTCTTTTACGAGACAGCACAAACCGCTCCGGTTTGCTTGAGGTGTCATCTGGAGGTGCTTGGGAAGGTTTTTCTATCGCTCCAACGGGCACTTCTCACTGGTCAATCATGGGTGACCAAGATGACTTTGGTTTCTATGATGATATAAATAACGAATGGATACTTCAGTACAACGAAAACAGCTCTCTTCAGCTATATGCTAATGGAAGCAACACGGTTACGGTTACCACATCGGGATTAACCGTTTCAGGCACAGCCACCGCTACAACATTCTCCGGCGCCCTATCTGGTAACGCTACAACTGCAACTACACTCCAAACAGCCCGTACAATCAACGGCGTTTCGTTCAACGGTAGCGCGAATATTACTTTGCCGACTGTTAATACTTCTGGCGACCAAACTGTCGATGGCGTTAAAACTTTTTCTAGTCTTATAGCAACAAACCCAACAGTAAATTCTGAAAATACCTCTACCGACGGCTCTGTAATGCGGTGGAGGTACTCAACATCTGACGCTTATCAGTTAAGATTAAAGCAAACTGTAACTACTGGGGTAGTAAGGTGGAACTTTAGCCAAACCAACAATAGCGTTGATTATAATGATGTGTTGGTATTAGATCGTGGGAATGTCGGTATCGGCACTACGGCCCCGTCGCAAAAATTAAATGTAGTAGGAAACGCAGAGGTTACAGGAAGTATTTACGTCGCAGACAATATTTATCACTCAGGCGACACAGACACATATTTAGCTTTTGGTACAAATACCATTACCCTTGCTACTGGCGGCAGCTCCGAGATAACCGTCAATACCACTGGTGTGCGTCTAGGTGATACAGGCAACGGATACTTCCAACCTGTCTCGGGTACCTACGGCTCTGTACAGATTGACGGCGGTGCTCACGGTGGTTATGAAGGCTACAGCATCGGCGGACGCGCTGTGTTCATGCACGATAACGGGTCCAATATGGGCCTTTACGACGATGTTAATAATCACTGGGCGCTTAGACACACTTTCAATGGCGCAACAGACTTATATTACGACGGCGCGGCAAAGATATCCACGACAAGCACAGGCGCTAGTGTTACTGGTAGTTTAACTATTGGAGGCCAACTTGCAGTTACCGGCCCTCAAGTTATTACAGCTAATACAACAGCAGTATCGGGCGACTTCTTAACAGTAAAAACAGCAGGGATTACGATTACACTACCTGCCTCTCCCGCTGTTGGGGCTTTTGTAATCGTCAAAGACGGTACGGGCGCAGCCGCAACAAGCTCATTTACCGTTGCTAGGAATGGTTCAAACATAGCAAGCTCTGCAACCGACCTTACTTTTGATGTAAATTTCGGGCAAATAACATTGACCTACGTAGACGCCACCATAGGTTGGAGTGTGTAAGGGAGGAGCGTCATGCTAGGTTTTTACCCTTTAGCTTCGGCTCCCATAGCAGATGATGCAAATGTCTCTGTTAGCATAAGCGTATCCGGCGTTCAGGCTACGGGGCAACTTGGTACTGCTGCGGTTTATGCAGAGGCCATAGTATCTCCAACAGGGGTACAAGGCACCGGTGTTATTGGTAGTCTTGCAGTCGAAGCCGACGCCAATGTTTTAGTTACAGGCGTTGCAGCCACAGGTAATACCGGCTCAGTCACCGTTGATCTACGTACCAGAGCGGACGTAACAGGCGTAGAAGGCACTGGAGAGATAGGCACCCCTGTTGTTAACGCCGCTGCCATAGTTGATGTTACGGGCGTAGATGCCACCACAATACTTGGCAACATCGCGGTAGAAGCCGATGGAGCAGTTGAAGTCATTGGTAATGCCGCCACTGGCGAGATGGGTACCGTCGCTGTAATAGGCGAAGCAGTTGTTGCCATTACGGGGGTTCAAGGTACTACAGCACTAGGCACAGCCGCAGTAGAAGCAGATGCGATTGTTGCGGTTACAGGTGTAGAAGCTACTGGCGCTATTGGCACTGTTGCGGTAGAAGCCGGTGCCGATGTAGATGCTGAGGGCTTAGAAGCCACGGGCGCAGTAGGATCGGTTGAAGTAACCGGCGTAGCCATTGTTGCCGTTACTGGAGTGGTGGGAACCACGGCCCTTGGTGAAGAAACCGTCACTGCCGGAGCAACAGTTAGCGCTACAGGCGTAGAAGCCACGGGCGAGCTAGGCACGGTAACCCAGATAACCAACAACATTATCGACGTTACAGGTCTACAGGCAACTGCTCAACTAGGCACGGCGACAGCAGAAGCGGATGCCAACGTCAATGTTACGGGTGTTCAAGGCACCACAGCATTAGGTGAAACCACCGAAACAGGTACAGCCACAGTGTACGCTATTGGCGTACAGGGCACAGGTAGAGTTGGGAATGTATTGGTTTGGGGCGAAATAGTACCGAATCAAAACGCAGGCTGGGTAGACGTAGACGATAGTCAAACACCAAATTGGGCGGAAATAGCAGCATGAAAATAGTAAACGAAGCAACAGATTTAGGCGCAGCAATCGACCCCAAGCATGAAGTTGAGCTTTTATGCAGTAACTGTGGGTATGATCTTGATGAAGCTGAAATAACAGCAGACACTTGTTCAGATTGCGGCGAAGCACTAAACTTACGTCAGAATACAAAGATTTACGCGACAAGCGTACCGCCTGCGGGTGGCAGCACATTAGTATAACTGGAGTGCCCCGATGGCTACTTATGATAATGATCTTAGACTAAAAGAGATCGCAACAGGCGACGAGTCGGGTACTTGGGGCACTAGCACCAACACCAACTTAGGGTTGATTTCTGATGCTTTTGGCTACGGCACAAAAGCGATGGCTGCTGACTCAGATGAGACGTTCACTATTCCTGATTTCAGTGCTGATCCTACCAGAGGAATGTTTTTAAAAATAACTTCGGGGGTTAGTTTAACGGCTACAAGAGTGATTACTCTCGGACCGAATACTGTTAGTAAAATATGGATTATAGACAACGCTACTACCGGTGGTCAAACCATTACGATCAAACAGGGGGCAGGCGCTACGGTAAACGTACCAAACGGCTCTAAAGTAATGGTCGTCACAGACGGTGCGGGCGCAGGCGCTGCGGTACTTAACGCTAACCCAACAGAAATTGGTGGTACGGTAACAAGTGTTGGCGGTACAGGTACGGTAAACGGCATAACCCTGACCGGTACGGTAACAAGTTCAGGAAACCTTACACTTGGCGGTACACTGGTTAACGTCGACCTTACCTCTCAGGTTACGGGTACCCTTCCTATTGCCAACGGAGGTACCGGCACCACCTCAACTACGTTCGCAAATCTCACAACAAACGTAACTGGCACTCTTCCTATTGCCAACGGAGGTACCGGCACCACCTCAACTACGTTCGCAAATCTCACAACAAACGTAACTGGCACTCTTCCTATTGCCAACGGCGGCACTAATGCAACTACGGCAGCCGGAGCGCGAACAACTCTAGGCGCAGCGGCATACCCCATACAGAAAGGCACTAACTACACAGCGGTTTCTGGGGACGTTATAATAGTCACGGCGGGTAGCATTACTATTACCTTACCCGCTACACCAAGCGCAGGTGACACTGTAGGGATAAAAGATGGTACAGGTGCGGCAGCTACGACATCTTTTACTATAGCAAGGAACGGCTCTAATATTGCTAGTTCTGCTACAGATTTAACTTTTGATGTTAACTTTGGTGAGATCACCATGAGTTACATAGATGCTAGTATTGGATGGAGTGTATAAATGAGTAATTTAAGCGAGTTAATAGGTGGCGGTGGCGGTGGTGGAACAATAGAAGCCACAGCATCTGGAGCATTAGCAAATGGTGATTTAGTTTCCTTAAATAGCGATGGAACTGTTAGTGTTGTTGCGGGAAACGCCACTTACGCAGTAACTAGCGGGCCAACTATTTCTTCTACATTTTTAGAAGGAAACAATATTTATGCGGCTGCTTATGACCCAGTTCAAGGTAAGGTCGTTCTAATATACAACAGCGTAAACAGCTCAAGATACGGCACGGCTATTGTAGGCACAATCTCAGGAACAACTTTGACCTTTGGAACTCCTGTGACATTTTGGAGTACTTCAACCTTTCAGCTTCAAAACATAGTTTATGAGCCAAGCTCTGGAAAAATGGTTGTTATTGGTTACACCGGATCAGGACAAGGAACAGCTATCATAGGCACTGTATCTGGGACTAGTATTAGTTTTGGTACTTCGGCTAATTTTATATCTTCTGGTCTGGATTTTGGCTCTTATGCGCCTGCCCTCTGCTTAACTGGGACTAGTAATCAATTTTTAGTGGCTTGGAAAAGCGGAGGTTACGGACGAGCGCGGGTAGGCACTATTTCTGGAACAAGTATCAGCTATGGAACTGAGGCTGTATTTTATACCGGCGGTATTGCCTACGCAGACGCCCATTATAATTCGGCTGAAGATAAAGTTATGGTAGTTTATAGAGATGAGGAAAATTCATCTTACGGTACAGCTAGTGTATTGAGTATTTCTGGTACAACTATTACTTACGGCGCAAGAACTGTCTTTAATAGCGCTACTACGACCGGCTCTAAAGTTATGTACCATCCTCCTTCTGGGAAAATGTTAATTGCTTATGGTTATAATGCAGTAGTAGCAAAAGCCGCAACAATATCTGGGACAAGCGCAACTTATGGTTCTGCGACTACAGTGTATAATAGCACTCCTTATTATCTTACAAAAAACCAAGGTGGGTTCGTAGGGGGTGGTTGTTATTTTACTTATGCAGGTTCGGGTTTTGATGGATATATATCTAAACTTGGTATAGAGGGAACCACTGTAGTCGAGCTAGAGCCAGAGTATGAGTTTGAAACTACAGACTTTACTCTTGGGTGCATGGCTTACGACACAGGAAATAATAAAATAGCCACTTTCCGTTACGGAAACCCATCTCAAACTAAGGTTGTTACTCCTGTTTTTACAACCGCAGATAAATTTATAGGTATATCTGATGGCGCTTACTCTGATGGAGCAACTGCTACTATTCAAGTCGTTGGTTCTGTAGACGACGCTCAGTCTGGGCTATCTGCGGCAACAGCTTACTATGTAACACCTGATGGAGAATTAAGCGCGTCTGCGGGCGATCCTGTGGTTTATGCGGGTATAGCTTTATCGTCAACAGAAATTCTTATCAAAGGATAAAACATGAAAACTATAGTATGCGAAGAAAACTGCTCCAAGTACTTGTTTGCTGACGATAAACAAGTCAACGTAAAAGACGACTGCATTGAAGTAGGCGATCCTGCTAACTTGGACTTTATTATTGGCGACCTAAACTCTGGCAACGCCACTCTTATCGAAGGCGTAACTGAGCCAGACGATTGGTACGGTTGTAAATACAACTATGTCAACGGCGCTTGGGAACTTTGCCCTGATTGGATTGATCCACGTTTGGAACAGCCTGCGGCCTAAGAGTATGACAAGTGACGCATCTATTTTTGTTATATGTACTGGTCAACGGCCAGATACAGTCTTCGGACATGTATTTCTATGACATCAATAGGTGCAATTACTTTGCTACAGCTATTGTTAAGGGGAAAGTAGAACGGACACTTAATTACGAGCCGAGAGGCGTGGCCCTTGCAGCTTATTGTTTACCACGAAGGGCAGACCCCGAAGCAGTGAGGCCGTACTAATGGACCCCATAACGATAAGTGCCTGTATAGCAGGAGCGACAAGAGCGTACAACCTCGTTGCCAAGGCAGTAAATGCCGGACGTGAGATAGAGGATACCGCTCAGTATATAGGTAGGTTTTTTGATTCTAAGGAAAAAATCCTAGAGATAGAGAAAGAAAACCAATACGGCCCTAAGTTCCTGCGAGGCTCGTCGGTAGAGGCCCAAGCCTTAGAAATACAGATGGCAAAGCACAAGACGCAGCAGATGGAAACTCAGCTCAGAGAAATCATCGTATTGTATGGGCCGGGAGAAGCCTTCTACAGCGAGATGATGAAGACACGGCGCACCATACGCGCACAACGCCTCGCTGCTGCTGAAGCACGGGCTAGGCAAAAACGGTTTATTATCGACGGTACCTTGATCCTCTTAATGACTGGAGCGACAATGGGTATAGTTTTTTGGATGATAAACTTAGTCGTAGGATAGTTGGTATTGATTCCTTGTATGCTATTATAAAACGACTATTTTTCTGGTGGGTTTGCCATGCCATTGACCAAATTGCAATTCCGTCCTGGAATCAACAGAGATGTGACTTCTTACGCTAACGAAGGCGGTTGGTTCGACAGCGATAAGATACGCTTTAGGCTTGGCTTTCCAGAAAAAATTGGCGGTTGGGTTAGGTCTTCTGTTTACAGCTTCTTAGGTGTTTGCCGCACTATCCACACTTGGATAGACTTAAACGGCACAAAACTCACTGGTGTGGGTACTCGCGTTAAATACTATATAGAGCAAGGTGGCTTTTACTGGGATATTACACCTATTAGGGCGACAACCCCAGCAGGGGAAGTGACTTTTGCAGCGGTAGACGGATCGGCTACTATTACAGTAACTGATGTAAGCCACAACGCAGCTACGGGAGACTTTGTTACCTTTAGTGGGGCGGTTAGTTTAGGTGGCGTCATTACAGCAGATGTTCTTAACCAAGAGTACCAGCTTACCGTAATAGACGGCAACAGTTATACAATCGTTGCTCGAGCAGCCGCTACAAGCATAGCTAGCATTACAATAGATGGTGCTTTGGTTTTTACCCCGTTAGCGGCTAATGCTTCCGATACTGGTAACGGAGGGGCTAGTGTAGTTGGCGCGTATCAACTCAACGTCGGCCTTGGTACTGTAGTAGCGGGCACGGGTTGGGGTGCTGGCTTATGGGGGGATGGTGGTTGGGGTGAACTAAGTCCTTTTACTACTACAAATATTTTGCGCATTTGGGGTGAAGACAATTACGGCGAAGACTTATTGTTCAACATCCGTGATGGCGGTATTTTTTATTGGGATACCAGCGCCGACACACTAGGTACCGACCGTGCAACCGCCCTTGCTGACATCCCAGGAGCAGACGCAACTACCCCTACTAT